AAACTGATCTTTTCTTCGTCAGTCATGGGCAAAGCCTCTCCTTTTAATTTAAGGAGGGCAAAACCAAATGGCTTGCCCTATAATCTTTAAGCCTGTAGAGCAGCGATCACTTCATTCAGAAGGGTAGCAACATCTGCTGCTGTCGCAGTAGCTGGGTCAGCAATCGGAGTCAGAGCAACAACTGCTGGCTTTTCAGCGGTATCCAAACCTGTTGCTAGTTGACGAACCGCATAAATCCAACCAGCTTTAGTTTCAACATCCATAGGAATCTCCTAAATATAGGAGGCTATATTTCAAGCCTCCTTATTGTCTAACTATAAATCCTAAGAGGATTAAACCAGCGACAGACGAACGATAGCACCCGGATTCAGCAGGGCGTTCAGGAAATTCTGCTCGGTCATGATTTCGATGATGTCATCCTTCTCATTCATGTACTCGAACCAGTAGCTACCCTGAGCACGGCGGTTGATGGTGCCGAAACGGTTAGCAGGAGCGAAGTAGGTTTTGAACATATCACGAACACCAACAGGCATCATGTATGCGTCACCTTCCGGTACGAACGGAACGAAAGTGCCAGCAGCGTTTTCATAACCGGCAGCACCTGCGTTGATGAAAGTGATACCAAATACGTTCACATACTCGAAGCGAGCATCGGTAGCCAGCGACTGCGGCTGACCCAGCAGAACGCTCAGGGACTGTTGCCCAGCGTCAGACTTCATTGCATCGGTGATGTACGGGTTCATCAGCAGTGCTTGGAAATAGCTGTCCGAGGCCAGAACAACAAATGCACGCACTTGACCTGCTTGACCGCCAGTCAGACCAGCACGAACTGCTTTCTTGGCATCGGCAAAATTTGCGCGAGGGTCAGTGGTAGTAGCCAGCGAGGTTACGATTTCTTCACGAGTGATACCGAACTCGGTGTAGTAGTTGGTAACTACAGTGTTATTCGGAGCATAAACAGTACCATCAGTAATGAGCTGCATACGAGCTGCTTCAAGGGTCAGGCCATGAGCTTCACGCAGGTCAAACATCTTGTCAGCACGGACGTTAGCAACGCTTTCCAGCTCAGCAGCCTCAGCCATAGAGTTGGCAGAAACAATGCCGTCAATGTCGTTAGGGGTGATAGCATCATCTGCCGGGAAGTGCGGAATCTTCAGCAGCAGACTATCACGAGAACGACCGGCGATAGTTTGGTTGCGCTCATCCCAGTTGCGATCTTCGAGCAGAGTGGAACTGCGCTTAACGCGAGTAACTTCTACAGTTTTCTGAGTGGAAAACGTCGGAGTGAACAGACCAAGAGCGTTGGTGATACCTACAGTGTTAGGGATTTGAATCAGGCTGTCGGTACGATCAACAACTTTGCTGCGGTCATTCGGATTAATTACGAGTGGCATATTTTATCTTTCCTTTACTTAATTAGAGACTTGGCAAAATATGCCGATTACTTGGTTTCCAGAACCACGATACCCTGCTTTTCCAGAACTTCTTTCAGAGAAGCAAACTGAGCAGCGGTAAGCGGGACGGCGAGGGTGTCAGTGAACTGGCGAATGTAGTATTCTTTCAGTTGCAGGCCACCAGAATGACCAACAAAACCAACAGCGTTATACTGACCAGCAACAATGGCACGGGGGACGAACGAAGGATTGAAGCTATACTCGTCACCGTAAATAACAGCAAACTCGTTGGTTTCTGCGATTTGAGCAGCAGCGCTCAGAACAGCGTAAGCACCTTCAGGGTCAGTACCCTTGGCACGGTAAACAACAGTACCGATTTCAACAGCAGCGCCACCAGCCGGAGGAGTGACGTTTACACATTTACGGCCATAGCCAACGCTCGGATCAATTTCGTGAACAACGAGGTCGGACAGGCGCTTGGAGTACGGCATATCTACGAAAGGCATATTTATATTTCCTTTAAATTAACGGTTTTGAAGACGGGCTTGAATCAGCGCATCGGTAGTGGAAGTTTTCGGAGCAGCGACATCTTCAACAGAAGCCTCTACGCCTTGGTCACCGACCTCGGTGAACATCTCGCTGTTTTCAAGAGCTTTAGCTTGAACAGCCATAGCGCCTACAACAGTGGAGAATGCAGCGTCGTCCAGAGAAGACAGGGAAGCAGCCAGAGCTTCTACTTGGTCAGCGGAAGTGACAGCAGCCAGCTTGTCTTTACGAGCTTGCAATTTCTGCTCTGCT